CATTGCCGCCGTTGAGCTGACCATCGGTGGCCAGCGCATCGACAAGCACTACCAGACCTGGTGGCGCCTGTACGCCGAGGTGTTCCTGAACGAGTCCGACAAGTACGCCTGGGGCAAGATGACGACCCTGGCGGTCGCTCAGGGTTCGACCAACACCGTTTCCAAGGTGTACCTGCCCCTGCTGTTCTTCTTCAACCGCAACCCCGGTCTGTACCTGCCCCTGATCGCCCTGCAGTACCACGAGGTGCGCCTGGACTTCGACCTGACCGCCTACTACGCCAGCTACTTCGGCACGTCCAACCCCTTCGAGGTGTGGGCCAACTATGTGTACCTGGACACGGAGGAGCGTCGCCGCTTCGCCCAGAAGGGTCACGAGTACCTGATCGAGCAGGTGCAGCACACCGGCGGTGACCAGCTGTCTGCCGCCTCCACCAACGCTCAGCTGGTGCGCCTGTCCTTCAACCACCCGGTGAAGGAGCTGATCTGGTGCTACACCAACAACAGCGCCACGGCCTACAACGGCATGTGGAACTTCTGCACGTCCACTGGCAACGTGAACGTGACGTCCAACCTGCTGGCTCTGCAGGCGTCCAACAACTACATCATGCCCAACGTGACTGGTGTGCCCCAGCTTATCTCCACGTCTGGTGTCGTCTCATCCAACCTCGGTCTGTCTGGTACGTTCACTGGCAGCGCCTACTGGAACGAGGCCGGTGCACCTCTGTTCAACGGTACCGCCCCAGGCGTGGAGGTGGGTCCTCTGAGCCAGTTCAAGGTGATCCTGAACGGCCAGGACCGCTTCAAGGAGCAGTACGGCAACTACTTCAACCAGGTCCAGCCGTTCTACCACCACACCGGCACCCCCTACCCCGGCATCTACGTGTACTCCTTCGCCCTGCAGCCGGAGGAGCACCAGCCGACCGGCACCTGCAACTTCTCTCGCATTGACAACGCCCAGGTGTCCGTGCAGTTCAAGACCGCTGCCAACCAGGCAGACCTGCAGAAGCTGTTCGCTGTGAACTACAACATCCTCAGAATTCAATCGGGGATGGGAGGTCTTGCGTTTAGCAATTAATCTTACCATATATTTTTGTATGGTAGGGCTTGTAAAATCAAAAAACCAAAAAGAGGGCTTCGGCCCCAGGAACGTTCAAGGTTCCTGGGACTGAAACTTAAAGAATATCTTACTATAATGGTAAGATGGATGCTACACTTCTTAAAAAATGTTCTTGCTCTCGAGCACCCCAGTCGTTAGATCAATTTTTTGATAAAAACAATAAAGAAGTTGCCACATGTCTCAAATGTCGCATGAAGCAACGCAAACACGACCAGACACCAGAGCGTCGTGAAAAACACAACGAACTTCAAAGAGAAAAGGAATACTATAAAGAATGGCGAGCAAAACAACTCGAAGAACGACCAGATGAATTCAGAGAACATAATAATGAAATTAATAGGCAATGGAAGTTCGAAAACTCAGAACATATGGCAAAATGGTCCAGGACAAGTGTCAACACTAGACTCGATGCTCTGAAACGAGCAGCTGAGAAGCGAGGAATTGAATGGAAACTTTCTGATGAAAACGCGAAAGAGATGCTTGTAAGTCCGTGTGTGTATTGTAAACACATTGACCTCGAAATTCGTGTGAACGGTATCGACCGTTTAGATTCAAACGTATGTTACACTGTTGAAAACTGTCGTCCGTGTTGTAAAAACTGTAATTATATGAAAGGGACCTACGACCCTATAACATTTATAAACATAGCGAAACGAATTGCGCTATGTGACGCGGTGTTTCCAGAAGTTCCTGTGTGTGATGAGCACAAAAGAATGAATAGAAAAAAGACTACTCTGCTTCCTCTTGCTCAACCAACTCCAGCGAAATCACTGGAAACTCATACCACTGAATGTCCGAGTCGAGGTCAGCCATGTCGGCTGGAAACGAACGTAGAACCTGAAGATCGATGAACGGCTTCATGTCCTCGTCCGATCCATAAAATACGTGGTCCGTGCGGAATCGTTCGGCACGTGCATCAGACAGCTTGATGAGCGCAACCACCTTGTTGAATGCGATCCGAAAAGTCATGTCATCACAGTCTTCGTCCTCGCAGTGGTCATCCGCAAACGTATACGGACGAAGATATGTCATCCGGTACAGTTTTTCGGCTGAAGCCTCTTTCTTTTTAAACACACTCTGACAAATCTCCATCCCCTCCTTGTACTGGCCGTCTGTCAAGTGTTCCTTGATTGAATCGATGAAATCTGAAATATCGTGTGCTGTCATTGGCAAGCAAACGCAAAAAGTCTCTATGCCAATGGTCAACACCTTTGTCACGTCTGATTCTGTCGTCGAATGTGCGAAAGCTCTTGATTATCGCAGGCTCGGGAAACAACGCGTAGAAGCGTATCAGCTCTGGCGAGCCCTCATGGGAATGACGAAAGGGTGGACGAAACACCCTGCGACTCTCATGTGGACTGGACACACGTGTTTTTTGGCGTTGTACTGTAATACTATGATTGATGAATGGGTAGCTCGCGGGTACAAGAACACGATGCAAAAACTGCCGTGTTGTAAAAACCCTCGTCCACCTTGGTGGTGGGGCTGGGAACCGATGATGATGTCACATCGGGCATCGCTGATTCGAAAAATGCCGACCCATTACTCGTTTGACGTTGGGGAATACGCACAGTGGGGATACATCTGGCCGTCGAAAGTGCCCAAGGAACTTAGACGCAGTGAATCACCGCCTCTCGAGCAGGTGTGTGCACCGGTTGCTTAAACCCTCCGGCGGACTTTCCACCTGCGGTGGAAAGGACTTTAACGGCGTTCCTCATAACGGCGGAGAGCGCGCTCCTCGGGCCACCAACCGGGACGCGGGCGCCACGGGTAATCTGGGCGACGCTCTGGGCGTCTGAAGACCATGAATAGGACAAGAAGAATGAGAACGAGAAGAAGTGCCTGAGTACCGTCGAGACCTGCCATTTAAGAGGTGCGCACAAAATAAATCTATGGATGAACTGATAGAGCATTTATCTGAAGAGCTGACATACCAATTGACCATTCATACCGACATGAGACAATGGGAGGCGACGGACCGACTCGAGACCGATGACATGGAAAACATAAACGCAACCATACGTGATGTTTTCGCGCCGTTTATTCGGAAATATGCATACACATCGGTTGTTCCAATCCTACAGTATTGTCGAAACTCGCTCGCACACATCGTCTGGGCGTCTATGAATGTGCCGTTCCCACGGGATCCGTTCGAACACATAGAACGCGTCGTCGAAAACACAATCAATGTCATGGTAAAAACATCGTACGAAAGTCTGAAACACAAGATGCTCATGGCGAATCACTACGCCCACCTTATTCAGAGAAATTGGCGACGGACCATCTCTGACCCTGGATACCTCGTGTGTCGAAAAAGGTTGATGAACGAGTTTAAAAAAATATCTTCAGAGACAGATATGTATGGAGATATTTTCAGCGTTTCTGCGGGATTTTAGACACACGTTCAACACAGAGACTGAACGTCCGTGGGAGGGTGTGTGGTCAGGGATAAATTTTTACGAAAAGTATCACATTCTGATTGCAGTCGTGACGGATGAGCACATCGACAAAATCACAGATTCAAACGTCACGGAATTGTACAGGATTGCGAAAGCGTGCGCTGAACGCATAGGGTTAAAAAAATGTCTCGTTACCCAATAAAAATGTCGGCTCACAATAATGAGCAACCGGTTTCTCCTAGGTCAGATGAGACTCATCGAATCGATGGCAAAATATAACAGACCGTACCAGAACCAGATCAATAACCTTCCTCGCAAACTGAACAGAAGCACACTGAGTGAGAATAACAAAAAGAACTACAACACCATCCTCAAGGGTCTGAATGCTATTAAAGCCGAACTCAAGAAGGAGAACAACAGGCTCGTTCGACTACGAGAGGCTCAAGCCCTGCTACGCAAAAACCGGCGAGCGACGAAAGTACAGGCGCACGTCAGAGGATTCCTCGAGCGAAGACGCCAAAATAAAGACCGTTTCGTGCGTGTCACGGGTCCAAATGGAAAAGTTTCAATCGCAGTACGAAACACGCCTACGAGTGGGTTCCGTGCCATTGCAGCCAAACGGGCTGCGGAAAATCGTAATCTGAAACGTATGTTGCAGGGATTTGCCAACTGATCGGTGGAAAGGAAATAAAATCCTCGTAAACAGTATGAATCGCTTGTTTCAGAATTCGACGAACAACGGGCGCACGGGGTACGAGTTGACCTCGGCTGCGCCAAACGGAAGTCTCCGTACGGTGTACAACGTCGCCAAGGGTCG